GCTTCAGGAGGAAGATGATCTGAACGATCGACCCAAATAGCATAATCAAATACATTTGTATTTTTCATAGCGTAGAATTCACGCTTATTACGTAGTCCACAATAGATATCGTGTTGTTTAAATATTTCTCGACCTAAGCGAGCTCCATCGCCTTTATTAAAATCGCAGATAGCATCATACCATTCTGCTCTGTGATTATGCCTGTCAGCATAGCACTCTTCTTCATCAGCATATCCATACTTGTCCTTTAGCATATCATAGATAAAAAGTTTTGAACAGAATCGACTGCTTGATTCAAAACTTAGATTATAATTTTGTTGTAAAATTTCGCACACAGTATCTTTACCGTGGCGACCGTGTCCGATAACTAATAATTTCATAAAAGATATACCTCTATATTAATTTATAGTGTATAGTCTTTAATGCAAATTGTCAACCAATAAGAAAACCGTATCCAGTACCGCCACTAACTGCAAGTGATACATCAGCTTCTAGCTTTTCTAATTCTGCTTGTGCTTCAGCTTTTAGTGCATCACCGTTAAGTGTTGAACCACCTTGTGGTCCAGCAATAGTAGCAAACTTTGAACGTGCTTCGCCTAACATATATTTACAACTTGCAAGTGTATAATCTTTAATCCATTGCACTGCTAAGTAATCACTTAATAGTTCCGAATCTGGACGATAGTTGTAACAATAAAGTAATAGTTCTTCTTCTGCTCTAGGGCGTTGTAGTAATGTAAGTTTTTTACTTGTATTACTCCACTTAAACTCGATAAATGATCCAAACATACGTCCTACAAGTTCTTGGTGTTGTGCAAACAAATCATATGTTGCTAGTCCGCCCATTTTAGAGCTAGATAGCAAGTATGTATTTGTGTATGCTAAATTAAATGGCTCAAACAAACTGCCGCCATCACCGCCACCAGTTCTAGAACCTATACTTCTACGGAATAATTTACGAACTTCTATAACTTCATTTGGCAATGTATACTCATTTTGATCTACTACAGTTGTTAAAAACATATATGATTCTTCAACACTATTATCACTACGTTGTCTAAATTTAGTCAATGCTTTTGTTAGAGCTGTTTCATAATGTATTGGGTCAAGTTCTACATCAACCATTCCACCGCCGAGAAATGTGTTTACATAGTCGTATACTTCTTGTTTTTGTGTTGCTAAATCTGCCATATAAGTTTCTCCACATAGTATTTATCGTTACGATAAATATGTATATGCCAAGACTATCTTTATATAAACCAGAGCGCGGAAATGATTATCACTTTATAGACAAACAAGTTTATGAAATGTTTACCATTGGCGGTACTGACATTAATGTACACAAATATATAGGACCTAACAATCCTGCCGACGGTGAAGCTACAGCTGATCAGCCGCAATATGATGTAGTAAAAGAAACTAACATTCAAGATTTGTTATTCTTAGAAAATAGAGATAGAAAATATGATCCTGATGTATACTCAATGCGTGGCATTTATAATGTACAAGATATTGACTTTGATCTAAGTCAATTTGGGTTATTTTTAAGTAATGATACACTGTTTATGACTATACATATTAACAGTTCAGTTAAAACACTTGGTAGAAAAATTATGAGTGGGGATGTAATAGAATTACCTCACTTAAAAGACGAATATGCACTAAATGATTATAGTATTGCACTCAAAAGATTTTATGTTGTAGAAGATGTGAATCGTGCAGCAGAAGGGTTTAGCCAAACTTGGTATCCGCATTTATATAGAATAAAATTAAAACAAATCGTAGACAGTACAGAATTTAAAGAAATACTAGATCTTCCTGCTGAAGAAGGTAGCGATAACACATTACGTGATATACTTTCTACTTACGAAAAAGAAATGCAAATAAACAATGCTGTTGTTGCACAAGCAGAAGCTGATGCTCCTAAATCAGGGTATGATATTAATCATTATTATACTGTTGCTACAAATGACGACGGTAGTATTGATTTACGAACAGCAGATAACGAAGACTTAGATGCAAGCGGATTTACAGTTAGTGCCGACGAAATTACTAATAGACCTGAACGCGAAGGATATTCGGGATACTTAGTAGGTACTGGAGATGTTGCGCCAAACGGTGCGCCATTTGGTTTTGGTATACAGTTTCCTAGAGATAATAATGAAGGAGATTATTTTTTAAGGACAGATTTTTTACCAAATAGAATGTTTAGATATGACGGAGCAAGATGGGTGAAAGTTACAGACGATATTAGAATGACCTTAAGTAACACTCTTGAAAGACAAACTTATAAAACATCGTTTATCAACAACACTAACACAAGTAATATAAGTGGCGAACAAGTTGAAGAAAGACAAAGTTTATCTAAAGCACTCAGACCAAAAAAACCAACAGCGGATAATAACTAATGCAACACTTTTATGACGGACAAGTTAGAAGATATCTTACTCAAATGATGCGTATTTTGAGTAACTTTCCTATCAAAGAAGGTGACGGAAATATAAAAGATGTACCAGTTACATATGGAGATCTTACAAGACAAGTTGCAAATATAATAAGAGAAAATTCAGAAAATAAATTACCTAGCGCACCAAGAATTGCTGTTTACTTAACTGGCTTAGAGTTAGACAAAGATAGACTTACTGATGCAACTTATACTCGTAAAACAAATATTAGAGAACGTGCTTATGACGAAACTAATCAAGAATATCTTAACTATCAAGGTAAAAATTATACTGTAGAGCGTTTAATTCCTACACCGTATATGATGAGAGTCAATGCAGACATATGGACAACAAACACTGATCAAAAATTACAATTACTAGAACAAATTTTAGTATTGTTTAACCCTAGTTTAGAAATGCAAACTACTGACAATTTTATTGATTGGACAAGTATTACTGTTGTTAATTTAGAAAATGTGCAATGGTCAAATCGAAGTGTACCAGTTGGAGTTGATTCAGAAATAGACATTGCTACATTAACATTTAGTGTTCCAATTTATATTAGTCCGCCTACTAAAGTACGTAAAATGGGTGTTATTACTAATATCATTACTAGTATGTTTGACGAAGATAGGGGAACTATTGAAGATGGAGTTACTGCTCCACAATTAAATCAGTTCGATGATTATCCAACATCTGGTATAACTTCAAACGAGTTTGGAAATCTTGCGCAAACTAGTATTGCAGATAATACTGCTAATGTAAATTATAACAAGTATGGTGTTTACTTAGATACTGACACAGCGCAACTTTATTCTAATGGTATAGTAGGAAATAGAAACTGGAGAGAAATATTTGAAGCACTTCCAGGTACATATGCAGCCGATGTAAGTCGTATATTTTTAACCAATCTAGATAACGATGCAACAGTTACAGGTACATTTACACTAAGTCCATTTGACGAGGGCAAAATTTTAATTAATTGGGATGCTGATAGTTTTCCAACAGATACAGTGATAGATGGTAGAACTACTATTGATTACATAATTAATCCTGTAAGTTTTAACCCTGCCTCTATAAAAATATCCGGTTTAAGATTATTGTTATTAGAAGATTTAGGAGATCCTAATGCCATTAATATTCCGGTAGCGTGGCAAAATACAGACGGCACAGGATTAATAGCAAAAGCAAATGATATTATAGAATGGGATGGTGCAAAATGGAACATTGTATTTGATTCAAGTTCTGTGTCTGCTACAACTTATACAACAAATCTAAATACAAGCGTACAATATAGATTTAAAAATGGCGAGTGGTTTAAGTCTGTAGACGGTGATTATCCAGTTGGGTCTTGGCGCATAGAGCTTGCCGGCTAATTACATATATGAACAAACATATTACTTGTAGTGGAGCACTATTCTACACTCTCCAGTCTAATCGTTTTTTATTTTTACATAGAGCTAACGGCAAGCGTAGCAATATGTGGGGATTGGTCGGAGGCACTAATGAAGGTGCAGAAACACCCTGGGAGGGATTAAAAAGAGAAATTGAAGAAGAAATTGGATTTTTGCCTGATATCAAAAAAACTCTTCCGTTAGAAAGTTTTATAAGTGCAGACAGTAAATTTTATTTTCATACATACCTCTGCGTAGTACAACAAGAATTTATTCCTCAACTCAATTCTGAACACGACGGTTATGCTTGGTGTTCATTTACAAAATGGCCTAAACCGTTACACCACGGATTACGCAACACACTTCAAAGTAAAATTAATTTATCTAAGTTAGAAACTGTTTTTCAAACTATTAATTTACTTGACACTTAATACAAAGTAAAGTATAATAAACTTATGAAAGTCTTAGTTATTGGCGACATAATTACTGATAGATATATTTACGGTACTTCAGAACGTCTAAGTCCCGAGGCACCTGTGCCTATTGTTAGACAAAAACGTATTGAAGAAACTGTAGGCGGAGCAGGATTAGTTTACGAAAACTTAAAAAGTTTAGGTGTAGATGTAGAACTTTATGATAGCGGCTGGCGCAGGAGTTTAAAAACTCGTGTAATTTGTGATGGACATTATGTTACACGCATAGACGATGACTTTATTGTTCCAGGTAACGAATTCCTAGACAATATAAAACTTGTTAACTTTAGCAAATACGATTATGTAATACTAAGTGATTATAATAAAGGTACATTAGACTATGCAATTGAGATCATTGCACACATTAACAAATTTAATTGTAAAGTTATTGTAGATCCTAAACGTCAAGCTAGACATTATGAGGGTGCTTGGTTAGTTAAACCTAATAGTTCTGAATTTGAAGGCTTAGGATTTACAAAATGGCTAGGTAATATTATAACTACAAATGCTGCTAATCCTGTAATAGCAGAAATTGACAAAGAATATTATACTGTATCAGTGGACCCTGTAGAAGTATCAGACGTAACAGGAGCAGGCGACTGTTTTTTAGCAGGGTTTGTATATGGGTTATCTAGAGGATATAATTACAAAACTTGTTTAGAGATGGCAGTTAAAGGTTCTACAAAAAGTGTAAAGCATACTGGTACTTATATTCTTAAAGTAGAAGATTTAGAAGAACGTGTCATTTTTACAAATGGAGTGTTTGATATATTACACAAAGGACATTTTGAATTATTAAATGAAGCACGTAGTTTAGGCGACAAATTAATTGTAGGTATTAACTCAGACGCTAGTGTAAAGAGATTAAAAGGCGAATTACGTCCAATTAATGATGTTACAAGACGAATTGCACAGTTAGAAATGTTACCTTGGGTAGACGAGGTAGTTGTGTTTGAAGACGATACTCCATATAATTTAATTAAAAAAATAAAACCACACACTATAGTAAAAGGTGGTGATTATACTATAGATACAGTTGTAGGAAATGATTTAGCTAATGTACATTTAGTAAAAACTGTTGAAGGTTATTCTACAACTAGCATAATAGAGGCAGCATTATGAAAATATTAGTAACAGGATACAAAGGGTTTATAGGTGCAAACATTGCACAATATTTACAAGCACAAGGCCACGAAGTAGAAGGATGGGACTATGTACCCAATGCTATTCCAGATCCAGAAGGCTATGACTGGGTAGTACACTTAGGTGCAAATAGTTCTACAACAGAAACAGATGTTGAGCTTATATTAGAACAAAATTTAGAAATGAGTACTAGACTTGTACAAGCTTGTGGTCATTTTGGTGTAAATTTACAATATGCATCTAGCGCAAGTGTGTATGGTAGCTGGAAACCTACACATTTTAAAGAAGATGGACCTCTCTTACCACAATCTCCATATGCTTGGAGTAAGTATTTGTTTGACAGGTTTGTAAATCAATATAAAGACGAATTTGATATTACAATACAAGGCTTCCGTTATTTTAATGTATACGGACAATACAATGAAGAACAAAAGGGTAATATGGCTAGTCCGTTTACTAAGTTTACAAAACAAGCAAAAGAAGAAGGTTACATTGAATTGTTTAAAGGTTCAGAAAACTATTTAAGAGATTTTATTTGTGTAGAAGATGTTTGTCGTGTACACGAAAAGATGTTTGACGTTAAAGAATCAGGTATTTGGAATGTAGGAACAGGTCGTGCAGTAAGTTTTAAAACTGTGGCAGATTGTATATCAAGAAAATACGGATCAACAATTAGCTTTATTGAAATGCCAGAAAATTTAAAAGGACAATACCAAGAGTTTACTTGTGCAAACTTGACCAAGCTAAACAATACTATAGACATAGAATGGACAAAAATAGAGGATTATATAAATGCAGCGTCTTGAAGGATTTGTTAAAAAAGGTTGGGGCTACGAATTAATTTGGGCTACTAACGACAAATACTGCGGTAAAATTTTAGTATTTGAAAAAGCAGGAAATATGTTTAGTATGCATTTCCATAAAGAAAAAGATGAAACTTGGTTTGTAAATTCTGGTAAATTTAGAGTGCGCTGGATCGATACAACAAACGCTAAACTTCACGAAAAAGATTTAGGTGAAGGCGAAACCTGGCACAATCCTCCATTGCAACCACATCAGATAATAGCACTTGTAGACGGTAGTAGTCTTACTGAAGTAAGTACAGCAGATAGTGTTGAAGACAACTATCGTGTTGCACCCGGAGACAGTCAAAGAGCACAAGAAGAATTAGAGAAAGACGAATCAAATGGCTGAA